CCAAGTTGCAATGCGTACTGACTATATTAGATTATATGATCATCCAATAATCAGATATTTTGTCGGACGTGCGCCTGCTGTTGACACTGTATGTTGGGTTGCGGACCGTCTTGGGTTGACTGATCACACCATGGAAACCCATTATACCACCATCCTTCAATTTCTTGATATCGGTACGAACATAACTAAGACGATAACTTGGTTGTTTTCGCGCATCTCTATTATCATTGCCGTGTTCCTCACAGTGAGCACAGTCAGTGTGACGTTTGCTGTCTATTATATGACTAAGGGTTATAAAGGCACCAAAATTGATTCACCAACTTTGCCATTTGAGATCAATGGTCTTAAAGATGCGTTCGCAAAAGAAGTTTTAGGATCTGTCCATGTTGCCGAAACGTCGGCTGGACACAATCAATTAGCCACTGCTCGTAAAGCAATCGAGCGGTTTTGCATAAACTTTTGTTTCAGATATAGTAGGAGGGTGAGAGATATTGGCGGGTCTATGAAGAGGAATCAGGATTATGGCAAGAAATTGCACGTCTGTTTCCCTGACATTACGCCTGCTGATCATGCTCACCGGCAAAGTGCTGTAGGTTGCAGGAATGATGCTGTATTTCACACTATGCAAGAGTGTGATTGGCATCAGATGTCTGTAATGACCTATGTCGACTTTCACATTTCACTTAATGACCTTGCTGATCACATTACAGCGCCGACGCTCATGGTAACTCATGACTTTGCTGCGATGTCTGGTGATTTCAGTTGGTTTGATGGTGAATGTGAGGGTGTAGTTACTAAGGATTTGGTAACTATGACGACACGTATGGGTGAAACCTATGCACATCCTTATCATGCCTGGAAAAATCAGGGCTTTATATCTGGACATAGTGGGGTAGTACAGTACATTAAAATCGGTGAATACCAACATAGCACCGTGTACTTGTTGTACCCTGGCAAAGGCGATTTTTTGAAAAGTAGTCCAGGACGCTTAGTTGATGCGGCTGCCACAGGTTTCAATTTGAATGGGATAGATTGTTGTTTAATAGACGACAGTTTTCATTTTCGAGACGGTGATGTATCCTTAGGCAATGTTAAGGCCACCACGATCAATCGGGTCGCTTTTTCAATGTCCATAGTAAAACGCGACGAGACATATGCCCAAAATTTAACCAATTTACTGAAGGGCAGGATGACGAGTGACAAACAAGATCCCAATGTTTTGGATTACGCTCGTATGCTTGTTGCGCGTCTCTGTGACAGGATGGCCTTGAAGAGCGGTCATACGTTTACGTATTTGCCGACGACTGTCATAGGGATGTCTTTCTTTACCAGGATGTACTATGGGATTTTGATATGGGTTTATCAAAATCTTCCATTGTGCATACGTGGTGTATGTCAAGAGGTTGTGAGACGGTTGATTGGTTCCAAGAAATCTGAGTCAACTATTCCGCATACGTGGCAAACTACAATCACTCCAAACTACGAGATGAATGATCTTGATGGGGAGGGTAAGACCACGGAGCAGGAACAGGCAGGACTTAAAATCAAACAGCCCTTTCCAGCAGGTGGGTCGGAAGTTAATGCCGGCCCTGATAGAGAACAGCAGTGCGATTCCGTGCAACACTTATGCCAATCAAATGGCGAGTGTTCTAACCAGAGTAGTTCAGCATCGGTCGAGAATACATCCGACTCTATGCCAGGACCAAGCTCTAGACGGAGACGTAACAGTGTTTCCTCAAACTCTTCCTTTTACTCATCCGTTTCAACATGCAAATCTGCCCGAAAACCAAGCCTTCCACGTGATGGATTGGCCGGAAGCAGTAAGCACAGAGGTAAAGGGAAGGGAAAGCGAACTGTTGCGAAACATCCCACATGTGAAGAACCTATCACACCTAATGGACCAATTTCTTGCACTACCGCAAAACGACTGGATAAGGAATGTAGGCCGCCCGCTACCTGTGGAGGAGTGGGTGTTGAGATATCCTCTCAGCCGCCAGCTGGAGCTATTAAAAGCTCATCAGGAGGTTCAGATGCGACAACTCAACAGTAGGGATTCCATAGTGTCATGCTTTATCAAACGTGAAACGTCAACCAAATGCACGGACCCAAGAAATATCTCGCCACGGTCAGATCAATTCTTGGTTACGTTAGGTCCTTTTATATCAGCCATAGAACATGCAGCTTTAAACTGCACTTATTTGGTTAAGGGCCTTAGCATTGAATCACGTGATGAAAGATTGGAACCTCTTGGTGATTACAGTAATTACATTGAAACGGATTATTCGAGATTTGACTCGACAATCCCACCGGAATACACACGTTTTGTTGAAGCCGGATTTGTACATTACTGTTTTCATGAAGATGAATATCCAGACTTGGCATTGGCTATGAAATTCTGCGAGAGAACAGATGGCGTGACTCCCTTAGGCATCGGTTACCAGACAACTGGACGATGCTCAGGGGATGCTCATACATCGATCGGTAATGGTGTCATTAATGCATTTAATACTTGGTTGGCGTTGCGAAGACTACCTGACGACTCTTGGGTATCTTATCACGAGGGTGATGATGGTATAATCGCATGTACCGACGAGGTAAGATTGCAATTAATTTGCAATCTTATGCTTTTTGCACCTTTGGGTTTTAGTATCAAAATTATTAACCCACCGACTTTGGAAGAGACGACCTTTTGTGGTCGCACCCATGTGTTAACCCCAAAACTCGCGTCAATGTGTGATGTCAGGCGCACATTGTCAAAATTCCACATCACTTGTTCGGATTTGCCGTCCCGACGAGCGATACTGGCAAAATCTTACTCTTACTGGGCTACTGACGCAGGCACGCCCATCATCTCATGGTTATGTTATGCAATATTAACGGTGTTGACACCTTCTGAAAATGACATTCGCGGCTTATTCAGAGCCGGGACACTGAGCAAGTTCGAGAAGACTCAAATCCGCAAAGGCATCACTGCAGATTTTAATCCTCCTATTATTTGTGCCGCTAAGCGCGCTGCACTCGAAAATAAGGAAGGTATTATTATATCATTGCAAGTTGCTTTGGAAGAGGAGTTTCAATCTTGGATTGGCTTGGGTTATGTACCTTCAGATTATCCGTATATTGTCGTAGACGACTTACATGTTGATGATGATCGTGCCACCTACCAAGGGCACTCCTATCCCAGTTTCCGATAACTGGCATTGTGCGTTGACGTGCACACCCGGAGGAGTCTAGCGAACTTGTTGAAGTTTTCAAAATCAACACTTTGCTTTGACTTTGCTTGGTAGTGTATATTAATGCGTAATGGCAAACGGTAAGAAGAGTAAGACTAATGGGCAGAAACGTCGAGGAAAGAATGGCGGTAGTAATGGCAATGGAAAGAAGAAAGGAGTGAGAATGACTAGTAGCACTCAAGGTTTGAGTATGCAAGTTGCGCAAAGGAACATGCGTCCTTTGGTTGAGAGAGGCATCACGTTGCGTGGTTCTGACTATTTGGGTCAGGTCACTGCAAAGGCGTCACTCCCAACAGCTGTATCACGCATACTTGGTTCCTTCCCGATAACACCTTCGGGCTATCCAGGTACTCGTATTACACAATTGTCTGAAAATTGGGAACGTTATAAATTTAAAACGTTCCGCATTCGTTATGTGCCAGCTGTCCCGACGACGGTTGCATGTCAGTTCGTACTATATATTGATACTGACCCTAACGATGACCC